CTTTTAAATAAAAATCAGAAAAGGGGTTGACAAGTTCAGCCCCTACTGATATACTAAATATATAAATTAAAGGGAGGAAGTTATTAACATGACAAACTACGAAAAAGAATTATTCACTAAAATATTAACAGGTAATATTAAATATGAAATTGCAGGTAAAGAAAACGAAATGTTAGATGGATATATTACAAGAGATGATTTCAACGAATTTAAAGGAATGCTAAATCTATTAAACGTAGCAAATCAAATCTTCACAGAAGCGTACACAGATGGTTACTTTAAATCAAGTAAAACAGACACAGTTATAGAAGCTAAACACGTTAAATTTTTAGGAACAGAAGAAATTGAAATTATCAAAACAAACGCAATTTTACATGCAATGGTAGCTTTTAAATAAAAATCAGAAAAGGGGTTGACAAGTTCAGCCCCTACTGATATACTTAGTTCATAAGTTAAGAGGAGGATATGAAATGGACTTTCAAATTGGAACAGTAAAGAAAACGCAAGGACAAGTAAAGAAACACGCTTCACACTTTACACACAAGGAAGTTGAACAAGTATATAACGCTAGAGAACGTGTAAAAGATTTATGGCTAAAACGTGGTATCAAGATTGGTTTTCACTTACAAGATAAAATAAGAAATGGTGAAACTAAATTTTCATATGAAATGACAATGAAAACCATGTTAAATAGTACAATTGTAGAGTACAACGAAACAGGCGCAGACAAGCGCATTTTACTACGTTCACACTATTCAAAAAACAAAGAAGTACAGTGTATTGTGGTGTCACTATTAAGTGGTAAAGTAATTACAAGCTATCTAAACAAAGTAGATGACGTTCACAAGACACTTGACACCAGACGGTATGACAAAAATTTGAAAATTAATTTACCAAAACACTTGACAAAATAAAAACAATCATTTATACTAAGTATATAATCAATTAGGAGGAAATTAAAATGACAACAACATTAGTAGTAACATTATTAACTTTAGTAGCAGTATTAACAATTAGTGTAATGGAGGTAAACAAATAATGAAGGGTAGAAATACAGGAACAATTATAGGATTAGTATGTGGATTCATTTTCGCTGGTTCAACCGCAACAATGGGTATAACTGATATGAAAGAACAACTTGAAGAAACAAAAGATGAACTAGGGTTATACAAAGGTTTGAATGACCAACAACAAGATATTATTTTGAAGTATAAACAAGTTTCAGGTATTGAAGTATCAACTATCACTAAAACACTACACAATGAACAATTAATTATTGAATTAGAAAAACGAATTAACGACTTGGAGGAAAAATAAGATGAATGAAAATTTAGAAATTGCAGTAGCAGTATTGGTGGCATTTTTAGTAGGTATCTTTACAATCGTATTCACAGGTTCAAGGGATACTGTAATGATAGCATGGTCTATATCATTCGTATTAACGTTCTTAGCAACTCAAACATTCAAGGAGGATAACTAAAATGAATTTATTACAAGCGTATGAAGTGGTTGACAGTCATTTTTTAGTAGTGAAAGAATCAAATGGTATGACTGCATTAGTAATTGACACAACAAGCGACACGTCAGTAGCACGATTATTTAATAAGTATAGTGAGTTGACAAAAGTATTGAATATCAGTTACAATGAATCTTGGGGCGGAATTGAATTAGTAATTGGAGAGGAAGAATAAAAATGAAAACAGAACGCATTATTGCAATTGATAATATTTTAAGTGAAATGGAAAATGATTTCAGAAGTAAAGGGATTTCACAAGATGACATAGAAAAATATGCAACATACACAGTATTAGCAATGTTAGGTGTATTTTCTCAAAATAATATTGATGTAGAAAAAGCCATTGAACTATTGACAAATATGTTACAAGGTAATAAAAAAGGTGGTTCAGCACGTGAAAAAAGAAGCTAAATTTAGTAAAGAAGTAGTAGAATACTTGAAATCAAAAGGAGCGGTTGTAAATGTTAACACAGCAACCATATATGACCGTGTGGGACGTGCAGATATTGAAGCGTGTTATAGTGGTTACTTCATTGCATTAGAGCTTAAAACAGGGAACTACCAGCCAGACCCATTACAAATTAGATACTTACAAGAAGTTAGATGTGCTGGTGGATATGGTTTACTATTAAGAGATACGCTTGATGATTTAGAGGACCTATTACTTTATTTGGATAACATGGAAAGTGCAGTGTACTATGGTGCAGATGATATTTATTTCAATTATGAACAACCAGATTTACCAGATATTAAAGATGATAAGGTGGAAGTACTATATGACTAAGATTGGAAAAATTGAACTATTACCAACGCAAATTGAAGGTATTGAAAAATGGAATACACACCCTTACGATTTATCTGATGCTGGAACAGGGAAGACCTTCACCGCCTTAGGTGCCTACCTGCAAAGTGGCTGTAGTAAGCTATTAGTTATCTGTTTGGCACCAAAGGTTGCGGACTTTGCAGAAGATGGGGCTTTGATGGATATTGACATTGCACCACTTAACAAGGGTACAAAGAAAAATAAAGAGTTATTAGCAGATGCAAAACGAGTTGCAATCTCATTTGAAAGTAGCTGGCGTGTGACTGAATTGTTGAAATGGGTAGATAAAGATACTTTCATTATCATTGACGAAGCCCACAAAGTGGGTGTTAGCTCTTCTAAAGTAACTAAGTTTGCTATGAAGTTATGTAAGAAAACACCTTATGTAAGACTGTTAACCGCAACACCAGTTAGTAATGGGAAGCTAGAGAACTACTACCCACAGTTATATATGCTAAATGTATTCCGCAAGCCTAAAAAAGAGTTTGAGCAACTATTTGTTATTAAGCAAATGCGACAAATGGGTTCTATGCGATTTATGGACATTGTAGGTTATCAGAACGAGCATTTATTAAAACAAATGATTGACCAATGCGCAGTGCGTTTCACACGTGATAAAGACTACTTTCCAGAAGATTATGTATATAAGACTAAAAAACCAGCTATGTATGCTAAGTTGAAAAAACACCGCATGTACAAAGCGGATAACGGCGAAGTAATTGAATTAGACAATAGTAGTAAGCTATTTAATGCAATGCGTTGTGTGAGCCATGGTTTCTTATTAGGAATCAATAAACAAGTAAGTAAAGAACCATTTGAACGACTGAACCAGATTCTTGAAACACACAATGACGAACGAATAGTTATATTTTATAATTACAATGTGGAACTTGAAATGTTGAAACAAGTATTAGACAAGTTAAAACGTCCATATAGTCAATATAATGGCGCTAGCAAAGACTTAAAAGTATTTAAAGGTAAAGACAACGGTGTTGTGTTAGCACACTACAAATCCGCTTCTACAGGCATTAATGATTTTGTTATTGCAAATGTGACAATTTACAATTCAATGCCTTTAGAATCAATCAACTATGAACAATCCAAGGCACGCACAGACCGTTATGGTCAAACAAAGAAACCACTTTATTATCACATTGTACCTGAAACACCAACGGAAAAAAAGATTTTTGAAACAGTTACAAATGGTCAAGACTTTACTAATGAAATGATGGAGGATATATTAAAATGAATGAATTAAAAGAAGTAACAGTGAACTTTATGGCTGGTAAAGATAATAGAAATATCTTATTTATCAATGTTAAACGTGTAAATATCACACAACGTTTTTTAGAACTTAGTTTTGGTGATTCAGAAACATTCACCTTAAAATTAGAAAATTTAGTATTTTATTCAATTAAATAGTTGACAACTACTATATCATAGGATATAGTAGGTACATAAGACAAGAGGAGGAATTAAAATGTATATTGTAAATATTATTGATTTTGAAGCTAGAACACTAGCTTACCAATCAGAGGTTTTCACTACCAAAGAGTTAGCAGAAAATTATATGGAGGAAGTGATGGAGAATATACATGGACTTGATGTGCTTATTATTGAAGTAAATAGTTATAATTTAGAAACAGCTAAGATTGTAGCATGTTCATAGGAGGAAACAATATGGAACTATTAAGACTTAAAAAGAATGGCAAAGCACCGTTAGTTGCTGGTTCATTTAATGGTGAAGATAAAGTAGAAGTAAAGAAGTGGGTTGCAGAAGGTGGTAACTATGGTATTTTAACTGGTAAGTTATCAGGTATTGCAGTAATTGATATTGACACTCATAATGGTGTTAGTGGTGCTGATAACCTCAAAGAGTTTTGCGAAAAGTATGATATTGAGTTACCAGACACTAAAACAGTTATGACACCAAGTGGTGGGCTTCATCTGTATTACAACCTACCTGAAAAATATAATGATGTGCAATTCATTCAGAACCACAAGGAAGTTGAAGGTGTTGACTTCCAAACACATGGACGCTACATTGTTGGGTGGGGTTCAACTATTGATAGTGTAAAATATGAAGTGATTGACAATTCACCAATTGCAGACCTACCTGTAAAATGGTTTGATATTTTCACAGATAAAACAATTCAAAAGCAAAACAAAAAACGTGAACGCAAATGGACTGCAAACCTGTTAGGTGATATTATCGCTGGAAGTGATGAAGGAGGACGAAACAACTGGATAACGCAAATGATTGGCAAATTGTTCGCTACAGGCTTAGAACATGAAGAAGTATGGGTATGGTCACAATATGTAAACCAAATTGGGTGCAACCCACCACTTGATGGAACAGAGTTGAAACGCACCTATGATTCAGTTAAAAAACGAGAAGAACGGAGAATGGCAAAAGATGAATAACATGCATATGTTTAGAAAATTGTTCCCAAACGGTTGTCTTATTGATGTAAAGTACAATCCAAATGGGTTTGGTGATATGTATAGTACAAATTATAACTATTCAGTAATGATGCAACATGTACCAAGTGGATTTGTTAAATTTGAAAATATTGAAACGGCGCAAGAAGTTTTTAAACTTATCGCAAAATATGCAAAATAAAAAAAAGCCAACTCATACGAGTTGACCTAAGATAGTTGAAGGTGGGAGGAATCACCTTTGCTATAAATATATTATATCATAAAATAAAAGTTTTGTGTTGACAAATAAACGTCAATATGATACAATAATAATTATAAAACATTAGGAGGAATTTAAATGATTTTACATGATGGAATGTTAGTAAAACGCAAAGATAATGGGGCTAAAGGTGTAGCACATAAAATGGAAGGTAAAATGTGGAAAGTCAAATATCATGATGGAACACACACATATACTACAGAGAGTGCTTTTAAAAACCATTTTGTTATTCCTGAATTAGAAGTTAATTTTGAAGATTCAAAATGTGATGGTGTTGAACCTGAACAAGAAGAAGTTATGACATATGATGAATATGTAGCTAGACAAAATGGGATTGAACCTGAAAAAGAAAAAAGTATGACATATGATGAGTACTTATACATGTCAGGTGGTGTTGAAGCTGATGTAGAAGTTTATTTTGAATCAGATTTGATTGACAATCAAATTCATTACACAGTTAACGGTATTCAACCAATTCAAATAATGAAAGCTAACATGACAAAAGAAGAATTCCGTGGTTTCCTAGAAGGAAATATTCTAAAATATCCATTACGTTATAAACACAAAAATGGACTAGAGGACCTTAAAAAAGCAAAAACATACTTAACTTGGCTGATTGAAGATATTGAAGAAAGAGGGTTGTAATATGGAAAATGTAGAAGTATTTAATAGACCAATTGGAAATTATAAAACTATACACCTTATCTGTAATGGTAACAAACATGAATATATGGAAGTAACCAAGTATCCAGATGGTGATATTATGGCTAGCATGGTATTATGTCACCCAGAAAATGATATTATCTTAACCATTGAGCAATTAGAAAAATTAGTAGAGGAGTTAAAGGAATGATTGAAAAATTTGAACCATTGTTTGAACCGTACGACCGTTACGCAGTTTCAAATATGGGATATGTGATAGACCGTGACACAGGTTTAACAGTCTGGAACTCATATGATGACAACGGCAAACCATATGTAGTATTAGAAGGCTCACACAACAAGACACGTAAATTTTTTATTGCTAACTTAGTAGCTGAATCATTTGTACTAAACAAAGATAATCTAGGCTACCTATATTATAAAGATGGTGATGTTAATAACACACACTGCAATAACCTTGGGTGGGCTATTAACCCACAAGAAGGTAAACAACGTGTAGCGCGTCCACTGCGCAAAAAAGTAGAGGATAAACGTCATAAATTAATTATTGAAATTAATAAAGCAATTGACAAGGATAAGTGGGACACCGCTAAACGACTTGGCAAAGAGTTATGGGAATTAGAAGGCAACCCATGGTCTGAACGCAATACACCATCACAGTATTAGGAGGTAGCAAATGACATTCAAATGGAACGTACATTACACAGGTAGTAAAGGAAATTCAGTATCAATATATACTAATCAATTTAATATATTAGTTGATGCAGGTAAGCCTTACAAATTTATAGAGCCTTTACTATATGAAAAACATTTTTTAATATTTACGCACAGACACGGTGACCATTTCAAACCAGCAGTATTTAGAAAAATACGTGAGAACTTCCCAAATATTAAAATTCTAGCAAATGAAGAAGTAAATAATTTAATGTTTGAAAAAACTAAAATGGGTGCAGATGTTGTTTTTAGTGATAACTTTCAGTTTCAAATTGGTACAATGAAATTCACAACTATCCAGAACTATCATGGTGCTGGTGAAGAATTAGTTGACTGTCATGGATTAATTATTGAAGATATTGAATCTGGTGAAGTATTATTATATGCAACTGATTTAAGCACTACAATAGATTATCAGGAATATTTAGATAAAAACTCTTTACATGTAGACTACTTTCTGTTAGAATCTAACTATGACCCACAAGTAATTGAATTTTATGAATCAACAAAAGCTCATACTGGGTTTGATATTTTTAGTAATGGTTCATATCGTCACTTAGCTTCAACTGAACATAAAGAATTTACAGAAAAGTATTGCAAACCAGATTCAATTGTGGTACCATTACACCAAAGCGAAACATATTCAACTTTTGAAGGACTAATAAAACGTACTAAAAAAGATGAAAATAAAATTACAATGGAGGACGTTGAAGCATGGAAAAAAAGCAAGAACAAATGAGTTATAAAATGTTACTAATGTTAGATTATGGGTATACTGTAAATGACCTACTAAACACATTAGAGGAACGAACGGACCTAATTAAAATGGGGTTCACATTTAACGAGATTTTCAAAGCTAAGTGGTTACGATTAAAGGCGGAGGACGAACGCAATGGAATTTGAAATTGCAATTAAAACCAATGGTGTTCAGTCAATCGAATTTGCAGACTATGAAAAAATACTAAATGACGCACAGAAGTTGGCTGATAAAATGAAAGAGCAAGAAGTTACAGAAGAAACAATCAAAGAGAATAAAAAACTAGTAGCTACAATCAATAAACGAATCAGAGAGCTAGACACACAACGTAAACTAGTGAAAAGTGAAATCATGACACCTTATGACGAATTGAACCAGAAGATTCAGACTTTAAAAGATGTACTAAAGGAAGGCATAGAACATGTTAATGTACAAATTAAAACGTTCAACGAGCAAGAACAAAAAGAACGTACATTACAAATTGAAGAACTTTTCAATAAGTACCAAGCTTCATATAATGCGCCACAATGGCTATCTTTTGATAAGTTCATTGCAAAAAACAGAAGTTTAGTAACTAATAAAGCAACCTCACAAAAAACAATCACACAAGCAATTGTGATGTATTTTGAACTGTTTAAACAAGACTATTCAGACTTGAAAGAACAGGTAACAGACAAAGATGACCGCATGGCAATACTTATTGCATATTCAAGAAATGGTTTCAATATGAATGAAGCTATTGAAGAATTTAAAGAAATGAAGTCAGAACGTGAACGACTGGAAGCTGAACAACAACGAGTAAGAGAAACGAAAGTTCCTGAAATTGTAATTTTAACAGGAAATGAAGATAAAGTTGTTGACAAACCAGTTGAAGTGAGTTATACTTGTATTAAGGTTAAGACATCAGATTTAGCCAAACTTAAAAAATTAGGTATTGAATGGGAGGAAATGTAAATGATTATTAAAGAAGATTCATTGCGTTGTACGTATTTTTCAAAGAACTTAAAGGAAGGAGAAATCACATTTGACAAGTTGGCAGAGTACAGAAACAATCACAATGCACCAGAATTTGAGTTTGACCGCACTAGATTCTATGTTGAAAGTATGGAAGTGGAATACAAGACAAACGACTATCACATTATGCGTGCTATTCTTGTAACTATGGAAGGTACTACTAAGTATGCGGGTGGTAGATTCAATATTGAAGTAGATTATAACGCAAACACTATGTTATTGGAGGAAATGTAAATGGGTTTATTTGATTGGAAATTACATGACTTAAACGGTAAGCGTGATGTAGAATTGGTAGTTGGTGTGACAAGATTTAGTCAACAAGTGTGGATTGATGGTGTAGGTTATCAGTTCTATGACTTCAACATGGTTTCAAATGATGATGAAACTATTATAAAAGGAAGTGTATACGAAGGTGGTGGATTGGAACCAGTAAATGTATTTCTAAATTGCAAAAAGAAATATATTTTATTTGGAAAATAAGGTACACAAGTTAGGGAAACTATGTTATACTATTTAAGTAGTAAAAATAAAAACAAATTATTGGAGGAATTTTATTATGTCAGAATTACAAAAATTAGTTATCGTGAGTGTAGAGGATTCAGAAATTTCAACTAAGTTACAAGTTGCAAAAGAGGATTATTCAGCAATGTTTGATGCAGTAGCGTACAAACAACAATTCAATAAAGAAGCTGGCGAATGGGAAGATTCAGAAGAAGCAATGAAAAAATATAATGAAGCACTAGAAGTTGCTGGTGGTTCATTTGAAGAAGATAATACTATTGAGTTATACGTTGATGAACAAACAGGTAAAGCGTACTTCACAGAAGGCTCCGGTTTTATCAAAATTGATAAACCACTGGTTAGCTTAAAACGTATTAAGAAAGCACCTATTGTTGCAATTCAAGATTCACCTAAAGGACGTTCAGTAGTTATTGAACATAAAGGTAAGCACTACGCATTCAACTTCAACACAGGGGTATGGGTTGCTAAAAAAGAAATGTTCATTCCTAACATGGCTAAACTTGGAAAAGCAAAAGCGCGATTCAACGAACTATTTGAAGATGTAGGTGTGGAATGGGAAACAGCAGAAAAAGCGGTTGGAATGGTTGTTGATGTTACAGTTAATAAAAATCAATTAGACCCAACAAGCAACGTTGGTTGGTTAGAAGCATTACCTCTTGACCCAGAGGACCAACCAGAACAAAAACCAGTTGAAGAAGTTTATCACTCAATTGACATTACAGCTGATGATTTACCATTCTAAAAATAAACAAACAAAACCCTTGACTTATGTTAGGGTTTTTGTTATTATATACATATAGGAGGTAATGACAATGAAAAACACATTTAATGTAGGTAATTATGTAGAACTTAAAAACGATAACCACAACGGTATTGGTAACAAAGGTGATAAAGTTTATATATTAGCTAAACTGTTTAAGCCAGTAGATGGTGTAGAACTTATCTGTAGATTTGCAAATGGTGCTACAGAAGGTTTCTTACAACGTGAGTTGAAATTAGCAACAAAAACACTTGACAGAATCACATTAATAAAGTAAGATAGTAGTATAAACAAATTGGAGGAATTAAATATATGAAGAACATTGCAGAATTTAAAAAGGCACCAGAACTAGCTAAAAAACTATTGGAAGTATTCAGCAACCTAAAAGGTAATTCACGAAGTCTTGACCCAATGCGAGCTGGTCAACATGATGTGGTTGTCATTGAATCTAACAAAAAGTTATCAGCAAAAGGAAAAGAAATGAAAGTAGTTAAAATGCGCTCACTAGAAGATGGTAGGGACGTTACAAGCTACATCATGAAGTTTCGCAAATATGACTGGGATAAATGGAAAAATGTTGAAGTTGGTGACCGTTTACTAATTGACTTAAAATTTAGCAATGGTTTTGCCACAGTCAAACCTATTAGAAGTATTTCAAAAGGTAATGAAACGCCGTTTAAACCAAGTGAACCATTAACAAAACAAACCATTTTATTATTTGATATTGAGATTTTTAAACATGATAGCTTATTTGTATTCCGTGATTACTTTACAAAAGAATGGTTCATTATTAATAATGACCTTGAAGAATTACGCAAGTTTTACCTTGAATACCGTGATTCAATGTTCATTGGGTATAATAATGCGTCATATGACAACAATGTAATGCGTGGATATTTACAAGGAAAAAACGCTTATCAAATGTCTAAAACAATCATTGAATCAGATAATAGAGGTCTAGTTTACAAGATGTTTGATAGTCATAAAACCCCATTGTTTGGAATGGACCTCTATCAAGATAACAAAGGTTTTAGCTTAAAAGAGCATTCTGCGTTCTTAGGTATCAACATTAAAGAAACAGAAGTAGATTTTGACATGGATAGACCGTTGACAGATGAAGAGAAAGAGAAAAATATTGCATACTGTAAAAATGACGTGTTGGCAACTGAAAAACGTTTTGAACAAAACATTGGTATGCTATTGGCTAAAGCAACAATTGCTCTAATGTTTGACATGGATAAGACAGACCTATTACAAACAAATGCTAACTTAACAGCTAAGTTACTTGGTGCAACTAAACAAGAAGTTAGACCAGACTTGACAGACCCATTAGAATTAGATAAACGATTAAGTATTAATACAAAAGAGATTGCAGAAGCATACTTGAATCATGAGTTTGAATTAAATGAAGATGGTAAATTGAATGTGTCATTAGAGTACACAGATGAAGATGGATACACAATGATTTTTGGTAGTGGTGGTGTGCATGGTGCTAAAGCTAGTTACATTCACATTGGAATGTTCCCAATGCGTGACTGGGGTTCACTATATCCAAACACAATGGAACAATTTAATTTACTATCAAGAAATATTCCAAAGGATAAGATTCACCGCTACGGTGATTTACTAAAACAACGTATGGACGCCAAGTATTCAGGTGAAGAAGTGGCAAACATTAAAGGTGTAGAAGTACCAACATATGTAATGATTAACGGTATCAAGTTACCATTGAATACTAAGTTTGGTGCCACTGGTGCGCAGTTTAATGGTTTGTATGACCCAAGAAACCAGTTCTTAGTTTGTGCAACTGGTCAATTGATTATGACAAACATGTATGAATTAATTAAAGGTAAAGCACAGTTTATTCAATCAAATACGGACGCACACGCATATATTCCAAACAGTGAAGCAGATGATAAAGCTATTGATGAAGCATTAGATGAATTTGCTAACAAGATTGGACTTACACTAGATAAAGACATGTTCCGTGAAATTTGGCAAAAAGATGTAAATAATTATATTGCAGTACAACCAAATGGAAAAGTAAAAGTAAAAGGCGCTATTGGCTTAACAGGTGGCATGAAAGTGTCAAAAGCGATTGTATCTAATGCCTTCATTAATTATCTGGTAGCTGGTAAAGATTATAAAGAGTTTATCAATGAATGTAATGAACTAAGACAGTTTCAAATTATTACTAAAACAGGTTGGACCTTTGATAGAACAGTTGCACGTGATAGTGAAGGTAATGAGTTCAACGCACAAAAGGTTAACCGTGTATTCGCAGTAAAAGACAAAACTAATGCAGTAGAATTGTTTAAGGTCAAAGAAGGTCAATTATTAGATATTGAAGCTGATGAATTTAAAGATAACATTTCATATACAAAAGGATTGGCAAACGCACCAGAGTACTACACAATCAGTAATGAAGCGATTGGCGAAGGTATTACAATTGATGAAGTTGACAAACAATACTATATTGACCAAGTAGAAGATACGCTTGAACTATGGTTTGGTGAAAATTGGAAAGAACGTATTGAACAAGCCCATCATGAACGAGAATTACAAGGATTCAACCCAGTTGAAGTAAAAAATTATATTGATTAAAGTGTTGACAAAAGATAGGTAAGGTGTTATACTTTACCTATCAACTAATAGGAGGAATTTAAATGAACCCACTTGAAGTTAAAAGTGTAAAGGAATATGCTGTTTTACCAGTAGCACGAAATGTAATTCGGAATTTTATTGAAGAATGGCATTATACACACTCTATAAATGGTCTACAATCATCATACTGTTTTGGTCTATATTGTGGTGATGAATTAATTGGTGCCATGATATATGGTGGACTTGGTATGGCTAATGTGTGGAAAAAGTATGGTGAAAACAAAGAGGATGTTTTAGAGCTACGTAGATTGTGCTTGATTGATGATACTAGGCGTAATGCAGAATCGTACTTCATTGGTAAAACATTGAAGTGGTTACGTAAGAATACAACTGTAAAAACTATTGTAAGTTATGCAGACCCTAACCATGGTCATGAAGGTATCATTTATAAAGCAACAAACTTCACGTTAGTAGGAAAGACAACTAAAACTAAAGTTATAAAATATGGTGATAAAATCTATCATGATAAAGCAATAAGAACTAAATACAAAGGTGAATTGAAACCATTTGCGCAACGATTAGTTGATGCCTTAAACAGTGGTGAAGCTTATTATATTGAACAAGAACCTAAAAATATTTATGTAAAGGAGTTAATTAAATGATTACAGTATATACTAAAAACAATTGCATGCCTTGCAAAATGACAAAACGAAAATTACAAGAGTTAGGAGTTAATTATAAAGAACACAATGTTGATGAAGAACCAGAAGCGTTAGAGTATTTAATGGAAAAAGGATACCGTTCACTACCTGTTGTATTTAAAAACATTGTTGATGATGAACCTGTTGTAATTGGTGGATATGCACCAAATATCTTGGAAACCATTGTTTCATAGGAGCATTCTAAGCACGTTTCAGATTCAAAGTAAGGTGATTATCCATTAAAACGCAAATAAAGACACCCAACATAGGGTGTCTTTTTGTTTTATTGATATAATAAAGTGTTTTTGTTTTCAGTGAATAACCAAATGAACTCTTCTGGTAACTGTACATGAGATAATGTATAACCACCGTAAGGTGTTTGCTCTTGCACTACACCTACAGAATTAACTTGGAAATTGAAGTAATCACCTACAGAAAGAACTTGGTCTTTGGTTGGTTGCCCAGTAGCTGGGTTTACTTTATCAACAACACTAACTGGAATACCGTTATCAGTCCAATTAAAGTCAATTTTACCTAAATGTTCGTTATAGATTTGCCACATTCCGTTTACATATTCCAACCCATCAACTCTATAGTTAAAACGTTGTTTTTGAGGTGTTACACTTGGTTTAGATGGTTTGTTAGGTGTTGCTGGGTTTGACGGCTTAGAATCACCCTGAACGCCATTTGCTAAGTCTTTAGCTAGTTGCGCTTTGCTAATTCCCATTTCTGCTAAGTAACCATATGGGTCTGTGTGGTCACCCCATACATAATCTGATACCCATTTATGAGAGATAACACCTTTTTCCCAAACAGAAGAACCTTGGTCAAGTGTCATAGGAATACCAAACTTTTTACCCATGTCCCTTGTATAGTCAATGTACGCTTTATAGTTCTTTTTGAATAACTCTTTATCATGCGTATGTTGTAACTCAATTTGAATAGGTGCGTAGGGGTTTGCATTACCAGCGCCCCATGAAACGTTACCTTCTGGTGCAATCTTATAAACAATACCACCATCACCAACGATAGCTGTTGTATGTGCGTTAAACCAGTTATTTTTCATGTACGTTGCTTCATTTCTTCCTGTGGCACGTTCATTAGCAGTTTCATGTAAGATAATCTTATTAGGTACTGCAACCTGTCCTGAACCTTCCCAAGGACTTAAATTGAACTCGTTATTAACTTCATATGCGTTAGCTGTTTGCATTCCAGCAAATAAACCAATGGTTGCTAATGCACCAAATAAAATACCTTTTACCTTCATACTTATTTGTCCTCCTTATTATCTTTAATACCTTTTGTGGTTGGGTCTATAACTACTCCTAAAATACTTAACACAACGAATACCGCATTAACAACATCAATTAGTTGTTGGCTCAAACCAGTTAGGTTTGATAAGTCTAATCCAAAAACGTTTCCCACAACTTGAATCAGAACAATTACTGCTGGAATTAAAGCAATCCAGAACGCTTTGTTTTTAATACGTGTTTTCCAATCCATATTTAACACTCTCCTTATAATATAGTTATAATAGCACCAATAACAGCAACAATGATTGCTCCTGATAAAGTGCGTGTTAGCCAAGTTAAACGGTCATTTATACTACCAATGTCTTTCTCATTTTGAATTGAACGGTGATGGGTTTCACTCAATAAATTATTGTTTGCCTTTAATTCATTTTTCAAATCTGGAATACCTTCCAAGTTTGATTCAATTCTAGCTAGTTGCACTTTTATTTCCATAAAGTCCTTATCTTCCATGCCTACATCTCCCTATCTTATTATAATCACCGCCTTTCAGCTACTATTATAGTATAGCATTTAAATAAGGGAAATAGTGTGCTTCACAGGACGATTCTAAGCGTTTTTCAGATTAAAAGTAAGGTGATTATGCATTAAAACGCAAATAAAAACACCTCTTTTTAGAGGTGTTTTTAACTATAGTAAATCAGAAAGTAATGCTTCTAATTTTGCTAGTCTTTCAGCCATTTCTTCCTTAGATGGTTCTGGTGGTTTATTTGCTTCTTCATCTAAAAACTTTTGGAAATCATTATTTGTATTTCTGGTCAATTCTTTTCCATCATAGTAATAATTATGAAAGTCAATCAAACCACCTTCCATAGAATTTGCAGTTGTAATGTCAATATCAACCGCAATTTGTCCCTCGTTTGGTTCTGTTGAATAACCTGTTAAGAAACCTATTCTATCATTAATCCAAATTTTCAATTATATCACCCTTCCTATACTGAAAACACTGCTGTTAGTACCCATTTAGCACCGTTACCCTGTCTGTTTTGTATTCTCCCTTTTATTTCACTATTACTAACATACACATATTTAAATATAATATCATCTGCACCACCACCAGTGGAAGCACCTTGTAGTCGCATAACAATACCTTTACCATTATTATAATTAGCATGTGCCTTTGGAACTAGAAAATAAGTATAGTCCCATGTTAGGGGGTTTCCGTTTTTAGTATCATATGGTTGCCAAAGAAAAAGCCAACCTACTGCAACCTCGCTCATAGTAAGAGATGGTTTTATAACATCATTTTCACCAACCCATGATGGACCATTGTAGAGTTTACGTCCAGTGTTTGCAAATTGCATTACTAATTCAGAAGTTAGGAAACCACTGTGACCAGATGAATCTTGTAATGATAGACCAGCTGGTGTTAAGCTTACATATTGATTAATTGAACCATCAGTGTTTAGTACACGTCCATCAAAACCTTGTGAAAACAACCTTGTTGAACCTGTTCTATTCGTTGTTAAGTTCTTGTATTCAATTTCCATTTCACCGCCAGCAACTGTTGATACGCCTTCTAATTGTTCACCACCTACTGTTGCTTTAAATGTATTCAAAAATTCAGAACCATTGATTGTAGAACCGTTCATTGTGATAGCGTTTAATGTTTCAATGTTTAGTACAGCTTGGTCAATTGTTTGTTCAACCCATTCTGTTTTTAAATCGTCCCAAACTTTATAAGAAGCAATTTTGGGGTTCTCTTTTACTTCACGTGTTTCATAGTCACCTAGTCTTGCTATTGTTGGTTGGGGTACTGTTCCATCAACAACCCACCACATATCACCCTGTTTTGGATTAACTGGTGGTTCTTCTTGTACAAATACACGTGGTATACTTCTAACTTTATTATTTATCTGGTCTGCTAACTTTCTTAAATCATCATTAATACCTGATTCTAAAACAACGAAATCACTTAGTTGTGCTTCAACACTGTCTGTTGTATAATCATATTTCAATTCTTGAACACGTGATTTTAGATATAACTTTTCGTTTTCGTCTACTAACTTAATATAATCACCAACCTGTAAATTATAAGGTATATTGGCAATGTCAACTTCATATGCAACCAGCGGTTTTCCATAATCTTTTAGATGTTTAACTGCATAGTCACGCAACTTGTTTTGTGCTGTTGTTTCAAACTCTAATTGCTGTTGAAAATAGTTTGATTCGTTGTGGGTTCTTGACCAGTGCTTAACATTCTCTTTGTCGTAAATATAGCCAGTTGCCTTATCTAAGTAAAAACGACCATTAGGGTCTACCCAGTTATAACCAACTAAGTCAACAGGTTCTTCTTTACCTTCTGGAATACCACCAATTGGTTTTATTGCATTAACCAGTTGGTAAATATCTTCTTTAGTGGTTATTGAGTTAATATCTTTATTGGTATATAGTGTGTGTACTTCATCTGTACCACGCTTCTTCTTAATATCAATATATCTACCTGTTAATTCATTACCTTTAAATGTGAATCTAAAATCAAGTTCTGCATTATCAAATTGGGTTGCTACTGATTGAATACGTTCCAATGCTGTTGCTCCTGAATCCCATTCTAATGCTCTAGTTAGTCCAGATATTTCATTTATACCAACTTTGAAACCACTACTTGATGTAAATATTTCAATATAGTATTTAATAGGAAATGCTTTTGTTTCCTTGTGTTTACCAACATGTTGGTTTAAAAGGTCTAGTGAAGCGTCTTCTAATTCCATACTGCGTGTTTGTGTCAATGGATTGTGTGTTGATTCTAAAATTGTCATCCATTCGTGTTTACCATTTAAGTCTTTATACAAAACGTAGTTACCAACTTTGAATACATCTTTAGCAAGTGCGCTTGTTTCTGGTGTAAATGATACATCTAGGCTCATGCGTCTACTTGCAGTTGCTAAACTTATTGTATCCTCTGTTGATGTTACTTTGAATTGAGTACCACCACTGGTTGATACAATATCTAGTAACTTAAATGTCCTATCTGTAATGTAAAAGTCCATACTATTACCTCCTAAATATTTATATACTCATTATAACACAAAAACAAAGGGGTGTAAACCCCTTTGTATCTTATAGATATGTTTGTTCTAAAATGCAATTCACTTCTGGTTGTAGCGCCCATGATGAATAGAAAGGTAGTATTTCATGTTCTCCTACATCAAGTCTAAATGCTTCCCACTGATTACCAACAACATTCAGTTCATTATTGATAGCACCATTGATGTATACATTACGTGAGTACGTGTCTAATTCTACTAAGTCACCATCTTTGTAATAGTTGCGTACATCTTTTATGTGCTTAACGTTTAACCATCTTAGTTTGGCGTCTGTTACCATTACTTGGTTTGCTCTAAAGTTACTATACTGTTTAAACCAGAAACCAAACTTGTCTAAATTAGACTTGTCAGAAACATTGTATGTGAAAATGTAGTTGTCACCTACCACAACATTATCATATTTATTTATTCCTTTGATACTTGCTAAGCGCCATTTTATATAGGTTTCAGTACGTTCAATGTTTATTTCTAGCTTAGTATTACCAAACTTCTTCTTGTCTAATGTGTACTCATGTACCTTTTCACCCATGTACCAACATTCCATAATTGTATGGTTTGTACTGTATAGTGAATCTCTAAATAATGTATTGATTACTGGGTTTCCAGCGGTATCACCAATCATAAACTCTAAATGTGCCATTGGTGGATTGTCTTTATAGTTTGTAAAAATGAAACGTATATTAGCAACAAATGCAGATGTTCTATCATTTGTAGATGGTGCAGTTATTGGTACAACTGCGGTTGGTCCATGCCAAACATCTGTTTTTTCACCAGTGAAGTTTGGTACTACGGAATCAACGTCTTTTGTCATATTCAGTGTTCCGTCAACTAAGTTTGGTGTATCTGGATTACCTAGATAATTAGGATATATACTGATGAAACCACTGTTCTGCACCATGTTCTCTGGTAGGTTTGGACCCCAAAAGTCTAACCATTGTACTGTTTCTGTTCTTGTCTGTTCTGTGTAGTCAACCTCTTCTGGATTTCCAAATTGTAAAATATCACCATTTTTGTTTACCAACCCAACCATGCCATTATCACCATTCATCTTGAATGAAAAGCGTGGGTAGGCTTTGTATGTTCCGTTGTTTACAACTTTTAATTCTTTTCTTAATTCAATTAATGATTTTTGATAAGTCATTGGTGCCTTAGTGTCAAGCGCAAACATTGGTTCACATATATCACCGCTCACATGGTCACCATACAAACCAAAGTTCATTGATAATCCAGTTGTTTCAGGACTTTTGATAGTTATTGTTTTGAAGTACAATGTCCAGTCTTTTACCTCATTAGGCATTTGAATAACATGCGTATATGTTTTTCTAATTGGATTGTCTGCCCATTCCATTAAAATTAGCTCTGCTGTTTTATCTGGTCTTACTTCATTATCTACTACGTTAATACGCACTTTAGCTTGAAAGCCAACTGTTTGACCTACCTCTAAATCTAGGTTCATACGTCTATTGTATGCGTCATAGAAAAACCATGCTTGGTGTGGTGTACTGTTATCTGTATAGTATGCGGGTATACCAGCTGTAAAATCACAACTTAATACATTTTGACCAAACCTCTGTTCTGGTGAAAGTTGCGCCCATGGTTTATAGTATTGGTCTTTGCGTTCAAAATTTGAATCTAATACCATATTACTATTTTTAGTTGTTACATTATTAAAGTTTGAAGCTTCAACTTGATGGGCAAGTGCATCTGGAACATCAAAGGTTAATGTAAAAGGTGTGTACTTTGTGTCTGTAGCGTCATACTCTTCTGTCCCTGTGAATATTGCGTTAAAATATCTATCTGGCATTTGGTCCAATATAAGTCGTTTTGGTTCGTCTGAATTGATAATTTTAACTAATTCATCTTTGGTTTCTGATACAGTCATGCCACTGTTGTCTGATATAATGAAACCATCAATTGATATTGCATATTCACCTAATCTAGTATTTCTAAAATGTTTACCATCAGTATTTCCAACTGTGTAAAAATCATTATCTTTTGACAGAAAAGGTACATTTACTTTTGCTATCTGAAACAGGTGGCTTGTTTCTTTACCGTCAAATGTAAAGCTTCTCAAAAAATCATAGTTTTGTGCCATTTTCATTCTCCTTTATAATTTACTATACTAGTATTATAACACAAAAGGCAACCCTTGTAAAGGGGTTGCCTTAATGTTTTAAATGTAACCTAAATTGCGTCTGTTGTTCCGTTGCTGTGTATTATTTAGGTTGTTAAGTTCCTTGTTAAGCTTCTTACCGTCCAATAACACATCTGTATTTTTGGCTAAGATAGCTTGTAACAATTCGTTCTGTTGTTGCATTAAAGCAACCACTGTTGCCAAGTCTGTTGATGTTCCTTGCTTAGGTGTGTTGCGTTCTTCCTTCACTCCTAACGCTTGTTTAGCTTGGTTAAGCAATGCCATTGCTCTTCCTCGTTTAGCTGGTTCAGTTGGAATGATAAATTCTGGATAACCATTTTCAGCAAGTTTTGCAATTTGTGGACCTTTTGCAATACCACCATTATAATAACCTCTAATGCGTCCACCAGATGGACCCCAACCAGATTTGCCATAAGGCAAATCTTGACGCCAGTTACTATTGTTGAAGAATGCTAGTAATTGGTCATAACCTGAATAAATATTCCCATGTCCTTTTACCTTGTATGCGTCAAATGTTTGTGGGATATATTGAAGTAAACCACGTGCTGGGTTTCCGCTTGCTGTGTTGACGTCCCACACTGCTGAACTTTGAACAATCTTTTCATTCCCACCTGATTCACGTTGAATCTGTGCTAAGATACCATTGATTTCACTTTCACTAGCATTTGCACCCATTTCTTTGGAAGCTTTGATAACTAATGCACGCCAGTTACCATCTACAGGACCGCTAACACGTTCCTCCTCTTCTTTCTTTTTGAATAAGGCTTTAACTTTTTCAGCAAATGCAGTTGTAGCTTTTGTTCCTAAACCTTTTGCCATGTCTAATGCTACGTGTGTTAGACCTCCTAAGTCCATTGCACCCATAATTGCATTTCGTGCTAAGTCTAACGGATTGCCTACCCAGTCCATAATATCGCCAATGGTTTGTTTTACCTTGTTAATACCATTACCAACAAACGACTTGGTATTGTCCCACATGTTGCGGACGCCGTCCATGAAACCAGTTCCTTTTTTATAGAATGGAATGCGCCCCTTTTGTCCTAATACCATTGATGTTTCTTTGGCATTTAGAACTTGTGTTCCAGCTGGTGCATTCATCATAACGTTTCTACCTTTTGGAATCATTGCTTGACCGTTTGGTGCGATTACCATTTCAGCGCCACCACCGTCATTTACTACCATAGGTCCCCCTATGTGACCGTCAGTACCGTTTGCATACTGTGGTACATCCCATTTAGGAATTTGAGGTGCGCCAAACTTTTCTAACACCCAGTTAGCACCGCCAATGATACCATTTACTGGACCACCAATTGCACTCAATACCTTATTGAAAATACCTTTAAATGCACCAGTAACATGACCTGCGCCCCTACTGATTGCACCGCCTAAACGTTCTGGCAAACTAGTAAACCAACGTACAATAGTGTCAATGCCGCCACTAAATGTGTTTTTGATTCCCTTCCAAAGAGATGAAATAGTTCCAGAAACATTACTTCTAAGGTCACGTGCAATGCGTGTTACATTACTGAACCAACCTGAAACAGCACCATTTACATTTGATACACCACCTTTAAAGAAGTTTTTAACAGCTTCCCACATTCCAGAAATTGAACCTTTGAATGTTGCGCCAAAACCTTTTACACCTTTTAATATTTTACCAAAGAATGAAAGATTTATCCAGTTCCAAATTACTTTAATAGCGCCCCAAACTAATTGTTTGATACCGTCCCAAATTAATTTCCAATCACCGTTGAAAATACCTTTAAAGATTTTTGTTGCCCCTTCAATTACATCAAAGAATCCTTCAATCAAACCCACTACTGAATCAACAAACATCATTACAATATCAATTGCAATTTTAAAAATTGGTGTTAATAATTCTAACCATTTTTTAAGTGCATTCATTATTGCTTGTCCGTTCTCGTTCCACCACTTAGTCACCTTATCAAAAACAGCACCTAACCTATCTCCAAGTTCTTGAAGCTTAGGCATGATGTAAGGTATTAAGTCATCAGCAATATACTTAATCACAACACCCATAATGTCGCCAGCAACCTTGAAAGATGTACCAAGATATTGCGTTAACTTTTCAAGAATTGGTTGTGCAAACTCCCACATTTTTTGCAACGCTGGTTGTACCATTGGTAGAATTTTCTTGGTGAAGTTTGTGATACCGTCTGCCATTCCACCAAACATTGGGTTCAATGAGATACCAATTTCATTTCCTAATGCTTTTAATGCTGATTTAAAGGCGTCCATTCCAGTTGTGTTGCTCATTGCGTTGTTCATTGCGTCTTGTGCGCCTTCTACATTATCATATGCCATTGATGTATTGTTTAATGACTTGATAACATTTAAGCTGTTATCTTCACCTAATGCGGACCAGATTGTTCCAGCTTTGTTTAATGCTTCATACTGGTTTTCCATACCACTAAAGTCACCAATCATTGAACGGATAACGTCCGCTTGTGTTGCTCCACCTTGTTGCCATTGTCTAAACAATTCTTGTGTGCCTTGACTGAACATTCCTATGTTGTCCTCGAAACGTCCGTCTGTTAATGATAGACCCATTTCTTTGATTAAGTCATTGACTTTGTCTAGGTTATATGCACCATTATCAAGTCCGTTTTGTAACATGTTAAATGTTTGTTCTGCTGTGAAACCAGCTTGACCAAATACTTGTGAGTATTCCGCCATGTTATCGCCTAGTTCGTCTGTTTGGTCAAGTCCCATTTGTGCGCCACGTGCCATCAAGTCCCAAGCGTGGTCTGCGTCAATTCCAAAGTTAACCATCATTTTACCAATACCGCGAATAGTCTCGTTTACATCTGCACCTGTATTTTTAGAAAATGCAATTGCGTTACGTGTCATGCGTTGTAGCATATCGTCGTCTGCAACATCAGCCCCCATTACATTTTGAACACGCACCATTGCGTCCGCTACTTCGTTGATGTCGTCTGAATAACCTTCTGCAACTATTTGGTTAGCTAATCTTGAAACAGCTTGGGCGCTCTCTGCGTCCCAATCAAATGCACCTTTGAATTTGTCAACCGCTTCAATACCAGCATTAATATTTTCAACAACTTCTGTAACAGCATCACTAATCATATCAAGTGCTTTAGTAGCTACCGCCATACCAACACCAGCAACTAAACCTTGTAGTCCTTTACTTGCTAGTCCTAAACCTTCACTAGTGTCACCACTTGACTTACCTAGTTCTTGCATTCCTTTAGATACTGAATCTAGTTCACTGTCTGTATTGTTTAATTGCTTTTTAAAGCCTTGTAACTCTTGTTCAGCTTTGCTAACTTCTGTTGAATTTTTACCAAACTTTTGCGTTAATTGTTTGATTGCGTTTTCTTGACCAGCAATAGCCTGTTTAGTTAGGTCTGATTGACGTTTTAAACCAGCCTGTTTTGTTTCCAAAGCACCCATTTTGTCACCAGCTTTATCCATTGCGTTGGCTTGTGTTTGGAAGTCTTTTGCGTTATCTTTAATTTCTTGACCTAGTTTGTCTAAACCATTCTCAAACTTGATAACATCAGCTGTAGTTTTTTGCAAATCTTTTTGCATTCCGTTGTATTTGGCACTAGCATTGTTTAGCTGTGTTGTTAGTGTTTTAACTTGGTTTGATTCTTCACCATATTTTGCAATAGCGTCTTGACGTTTCTTACTTAGTAATTCAACTTTCTTACCTTGTAAGTCCGTAGCTGTTGCCAAGTCTTTTTCTTTTTGTTGCAATTTCTCAATACTTTGTCCTGATTTATCAAACACTGATAAATTGGCTTTCATTGCGGACTCTTGTTGTTTAATTGACTTGTTTAATTTGTCTAATGTATTAATGGTCTGGTCTACACCGTCAACACCAATACCAAACTTCATATTACCAATAACTTTGTCTGCCATTATTCAATCTCTCCTTTTGCTTTTGCTAGGTCTGTTGGTGATAGGACAGTGCCAAAAAATGCTAATGGGTCTTGTTTCTCTTCTTTTTTCTCTTTAGTATTATCACTGAATAATTCCAATAAAAGAAGGTAGTCAGCTTCGCTAACATCATTAACGGTCCAACCACCTTCCATGTATGAATTATATAATTTATTTAGTGATTCTAAAGATTCGTCCCAGTTAACTTCTACACCGTCCTCTAGGCTTCCTTTGAATCATCAACCCCCATGATAGTTCCTAAGATGTTTTCTAAAACGTCTACTAAGTCATCCGATTCAATTGAGTTTTCAATTGCTTCAAATGTAACTTCTGGGTGTTCAAAGATTTCAACTAATAATACAATCATTGAATCTAACAATTCTAATTGGTCAACTTCTACACCATTAGCCATGTCTTTTTGTACGTTTTCCATATCACGGTAATACTTCATAATACTACGCATTGTCTTAACTTTGACACCTTTTTTTGTAATTTTGCGGTTTTTTCCGTCAATAATTAAGTTAATACTGAATGATTTTGTTTGTTTTGCCATGTTTATTCCTCCAAATAATTTTATTTACTATAGTTATTATACCATTAAAAGCAATGATTGTGGGTGTTGGTGAAACCAGTGTAATAAAAAAGAAGAGCTGTTAAGCTCTTCTAAGTCAGTTCAATTGTTACACTTGTGTCTGCTGGTGTCACCTGTCCTACCACAGGTGGCGTACTAGGGTGTATTAATGTTGTTTACTTTGTCAACAAATTTGTCAAGTGTTAATGTGTCACTTGAAACAGCACTCATGTATGCAAATCCACGTGAATCTGTTACAAATGAACCTTCAATTGTTTCTGTGTTTGGTTCTGTGCCACCAGATTCTGTTGTATTCAATGCGATTTCTGGGTGGCTGAAACGTCCTTTAACTAAACCAAAGTACATTTCTTTACCGTCTGCACCGTCTGCAACAAATACTGCTGAAACGTAAGGTGGTTCTGTATCTTCACCAACGATTGCAATACCATCTTCACCGCGTTCAATGCCTAAAATTTTCTCATAAATGTTGTCTTTATACAAGTCAAATACGTTTAATGAAGCTGTTAACTCTCCAACCCCTTTTGCTGATACCCAAATTGGAACGTTTGACGCATAAACGGTTGTTTGTTCTGCTGAAATTCCTTGAATTGACGCTTCAATAGTACCGCCACCGCTTTTATCAATTGTGTATTTATCAACCCCAGAACCTTCTGCTTTAGGTACGCTGATAATAGCTTTTTTAAAACCTACTACTGCCATAATTGTTTCTCTCCTTTAGTGTTTATATTTTCTTACTAGAATAATTATATCATTAATCAACTGGTTTTAGGGTGTCACTTAGACAACTCTTTGAGTGATTACGTAACGCTTCACAATGCGACTTGCTCCCTCTAGGTCTGGTTCATATGTCTGTGTACTAAATGAACATTGTACGTTATCAGCACGCATTGTCTTATCAATTGATAGATAGTATTTATCTAACATTGTCAAATCTTCAACCCACAAATCAACTTGGATATAGGTTGTGTAATAATTGGGGTCTGCACTTGCGTATGCGTGATAGTCCATATCTAACTCTGTGATTCTACCTACTGGCAACTTAGGAAGTGATACAAACTCATTTGGTACTTCGTTAGTAAACCAGTTGACTTCTGGGTGTGCTTCATTAAGTATCTGTGCTACTTGTAAAATAGGTAATGTCATTTTAGAAACGCCTCCTCCATTGCTTTTATAATTACCTTTTCTATTTCGTCTTGAACCTCTTTGATAGTCTTTTCAATGAAATGTTGTGGTCTTTGTGTCATTGTTCCTAATTCTGTGAAGTGAACACGCCACGCCACGTCATCATTGTATCCAATCAACACTTCATGTTTACCTTTACTTGCTTTTGTCATTGCTGTATTTTTCTGCATATGTTCACGCTTGTACATCTGGTCTTTTCTACTGTACTTTTTACCGTTCCAATATGGGGTGCGTTTAGCAAGTTCTTGCTCTCCTATTTCACCAGCTTTGTTCAGTGCTTTTGCTGTGATGCTATCTGCATTTTTACCAATCTTTATAAGTGCGTTATATGCGTCTGAAAAGTCAGCATAATTCTGCTTACTCATTTCTTAACCCTCTTACATACTAATGTTGTAAAATCACGGTCGTAGCTACCTTCTAAAATTGATACTATTTCATAGTTAACACCTTTATATACAACACGCATATCATTTTGTAATTGGAAACGTTGTTCATAACGCACAACAAAGTTAGTTGTATCCTCTAATGCAGTACCATATGTTTCTTTAAAATCTCTGAAATACTGTTGTTTTACACTGCACCATATAGTTGCCTTGTCAACCCACGTTGTTACCCATTCAAACTTATCGTTTTTAGCTGTGGTTTTCTCTTGAATAGTGATTTTCTGATTAAGATGTTGTGTTGGTATCGCCATCAGATAACCCCCTTAATTGCCAAATAAATGCCTGAATAGTGAACGGTACATCTTGTTGAAGTGCGCTGGTTGCTGGAACGCGATTTTCATACCAAAGAGAAACCAACATGAATTGGCAAGTCTTAAAACGTACATCTTCTGGAACTGTTTTAACCTCAATAGCCCCTAAGATAAACATTGAACTTGTGTCAATTAACGTCTGAATATAAACGTCGTCTGAATCATAGTCTAAACGTAAATTGTTTTTTACTTCATCTAATGTTAACATTATCATACCTCCTTAGTTAAAAAGAGGGCTTAGCCCTCTTTTATTATCCAGCTGTTGCAGTTGTAGTGAATGCTGGTACATCTACTTTGCTAGATTCTGGCTTACCATCTTCAATAGCTGTTACTTGAAAATCACCTTTTGCATATTCTGTTTCAGCTGTTAAACCAGTGATTGTTACTGGTGACGGTTTTTCACTCACAACCTTTTCACCTGTTTTCTTGTATACATTAAATACTTTAGCCATTATTTACACTCTCCTTTTATATTTTAAAAAGAGGTAAGGCGAATGCCCCACCTCTTAGTGTTTACGATAATTCAATTGTTACACTTGTGTCTGCTGGTGTCACCTGTCCTACCACAGGTGGCGTACTAGGGTG